CGCAGGGGCTATATGTTTTGGTTCTACACATGCAAGGTCATTCGACCAGAACAGCCTGCAAGAGTACGTTATCGTTAATACTTGCAAATCATAGTTAAAGCACCGACATTTCTGCCGGTGCTTTTTTGTGATTGAAGGCAATTCACAACACAACATCATTCCTCAATAAAAGCAATCACAACTAAAGATTGTCTGCAAACTCCTTTAGATCCCTTTTATCCGTAAACGTATGTGTGTCTCCATTCTCCCTTAAACAAGAGCAGAATCCTAAAGTAATTACAGGTCAGGATATCCTTCGAGTTTATGGATGACTTCATAACAGAAGCAAAACGGCAGAAATACCCCTAATTTCAACGAACACATCAGCGGTAATGTTGGTGTGTTCTTTTTGTATGATATCCTCTGAAACAGCCTAAGAATCCCCAAAATCAGCAATTTTGTGACACTTGACAAACTGTCACATATAAACTCTCGCATTCTTGCGATTTGCTACGCAAATTGATTTCCTTTGAATCAATCTAATTTTTGTGAATGTATGAGAGATAAAATTTTTCAAAAGCTAAAACAAGAGTATTCTCATCTTGGGTTAGGAAAGGAAGTCTTGCAGGCACAGGCAGATGCACTTGCTGCAACTGGCATTGTTACTGACGAGAATATCGACATTATCGTTTCATCCCAAGCTCCGTTTCTAGAATCTATCCAGAAGGCTAATGACCAGAGGGCTACCGATGCGCAGAGAAAGGCGAGAGAGGAAGCTCTGAAGGAGTATGAGGCTAAAGCCGAAGCAGACAAGAAGAAAGCAGAGGACGCAGCCAAGAAAGCCGAGGAAGAGGCTAAGAAGAAAGCTGAGGAAGAGGCACTGAGAAAAGAGCAGGAAAAGCAGATGCCGGATTGGTACATCAAGGAAAAAGAGGCTAATGCCAAGAGAATCGCTGACAGCAACGAGATGCTTAAGAAGCTCTCTGAGAGCAATGAGCTCCTCCGTCAGGGACTTGAGGCAATGAAGAAGGAGAACGAGACGTTCAAGATCGAAAAGGCTTCTATGGAGCGTAAAAATCTGATTCTGTCTAAGGCTAAAGAGTTGGGCATTCCCGAATATCGTATCAAGGAGGGTTTCTCAATCGCGGATGATGCGGACGAGACAACCATCACTGACTACCTTACATCGGTATCGAACAATATCAAGGCGTATTCTCTGCCGTCAAACAAAGAGGCATTTCCGATGGCTGGTGCAGAACTCAAGAAGGAAGAGATCGACAGCATCGCAAAGACTCTCGTAATCTAAGTCTAACTTAAATCTGAACAAAAGATGTTGAATGATTTGTCCCCAAAAAGGAATGCTGTAGTATTCGGAGATGATTCAATCGTTATCCAGAAGTACATCAGCGGAATCAAGGGTGGTCGCACTCTTGACGTCACTGGCTTTGCTGAATCAGTAATCAAGGCAGGTCATGTGATTATCGTAAAGGAAGGCACATACGCTCCTATGCCTGTATCAGAAGGCAAGTATGCTGCTCTCCCTGAGGGCTATGCTTATGCAGGTGTCCTCTATCGCTCTATCCTCGCAGCTAAGCCTGCGGCTTCTATCATGACGTGGGGTGAGGTTAACTCTGTTGCTATGCCTTACGCTATGGAAACTATTCTCGATGCGTTCAAGGCAGCTTGTCCGCACATTGATTTCATTAAAGATGAGGAGGCATAGTAAATGAATAAGTCGTTATATTTTGAACTGGTACAGAAGTACTTCCCACAGCTGGTGCTTTCAGTCGTAGAGAGATTGAATGAGAAAAGGGTTAACCAGCTTCCATATCTCTTCAAGGAGCTCCTCGCTCCTACATTCTCAGCTGATGGCCGTTGGGCTAGCGTTCTTGCTGAGTACAACCGTGTAGCTGCTGACGTAGTGGCTCTTGACAGCGAGCTCCCACTCAAGTCTCGTGATTCAATCGAGACAGCTAGCGGTGACATTCCTAAGCTCGGAATGAAGCTCTATCTGACCGAGAAGCAGATGAAGGACATTGATGCAATGATCGCTCAGGGTCTCCCTATCAATCAGGTGCTCAATAAGGTGTTCAACGACCTTCCACGTTGTATCGAGGGTGTATGGGAGAGAATCGAGGATATGTTCCTTTCAGGTCTCTCGACTGGTGTTGCCCTTTCTACTCGCAACAATGGTACAGGTGTACGTGTGGATTACAAGTTCTACAACTCTAACAAGTTCGCAGTTTCGAAGCTTTGGTCTGATGCAGAGAAATCAACTCCTCTGACCGACCTTCAGTCAACAATCTTCGACAAGTCTATCAACGACCAGAACACAATCACTGATCTTTGGATGGATGACTTCGCTCTCCGTAACTTCTACAAGTCTAAGGAGGTACGCGCACAGTTCGCATTCAACTCTCAGGCTATCGCTGTAGATGGCAATAGTGTTCCGGTACTAGACTTCGACAAGGCAGCTAACGTAGTGGCTACCAAGTGGGGCGTTACCCTTCATCGTATCTCACGCAAGGTTAAGACCGAGCTCAACGGTGTTAAGGAGACTCATGCACCTTGGCAGGAGGGAATGGTCGTAGCTACTTGTGACAACCTTCTCGGTTCACTCGTATGGACTACTTGCGCTGAGGCTACTCGTCCAGCAGAGGCTGTTCAGTACCAGACAGTGGATGATTACATCCTTCTTTCTAAGTACTCAAAGAACGACCCTCTCCGCGAGTTCACTAGCTCACAGGCTATGGTAGTTCCTATCATCGACAACGTTGATAGAATCTACACCTTGAACACAAAGGAAATTCAGGCGTAATTATGAAGGTAAGAATCTTACAGAAGTTTCACGACAAGGATGACTATAGCAAGGTCTTCCTTGTCGGTGAGACTATCACATTAGATGACACTCGTGCTGAGTTTCTAATCAGCAGAGGTCTCGTAGAAATGGTGGAAGAGAAAAAGGAATCAAAGACTTCTGAGCCATCAGAACTTGACAAGATGGAGGTAGAGGCTACGAAGGATCTTCTCTTTCCCAAAGAGACTCCAGTGAAACCAGTAACAGCCACAAGAAGGAAGAGTGTGGCAAAGGCCAACTAATACACCATAGATGACAGTCCGCGAATACATCACTCAGAAACTGCAAGCATTCAGCTTGACTGAGGCTACCATGTCAGACATCATGCTCTCGATGGGTGGCTCTCTGGATGAAGAGTACACGCTTGATATGGCTGCGCCTGTGGGCAAAGCAATGGCTTCTGCATTGGCAGAGCTTATTCTTGCTCCACGTCTCTCCAGTATCAACGAAAGCGGATTCTCGATGTCTTGGGATTATTCGGATCTTGGCAAATACTATCTCTACTTGTGCAACAAGTGGGGAGTTCCGGTTAACGATGATGTCCTGACTGCATCTGGTATTTCTTCAATTATTGACAGGTCAGACTTCTGGTAATGATATACGCACCCCATACCCTATATAAGAAGCAGGAATGTCCGATAGAATTGGACAAGTTCGGCAAGCCCATTCCCTCAGAAGGGTTCAAGTGGGTAAGGATAGGAGTATGCAGGTGTGATGATGATACCACACAGCGATTAGTGTCGACCAATGGTCAAGAGTACAGGTCTCGTTATCATATTGTCTATGATAGAACAGATGCTGTCATAGAAGGGGATGAGGTCAGATGTCTTGATGCAGACGGAAAGGTCAGAGGGCAAGGCATAGTCGGAATGGTCAAGAGTACTAACTACCTTAAATACTCTGAGCTATGGACGTGAGGTATGACTTTTCAGATGTAGATGTGTTCCTTGATGAGGCTGAGAATGCCATTGAAGAAAGGCTGTCAGATGTAGGAGAAGAGGCTGTGGCTTATGCTAAAGAACATGGATCATACCATGATGTTACAGGCAATCTGAGACGCTCTAACAAGTATAATGTTGAAGAGGATGGACTGCTGATATACAACGATGCAGAGTATGCGTCTAACGTGGAACAGAGGGGTTATGAGGTCATAAGCGGTGCGGCTTTATTTGCAGAGAAGAGACTTAAGGAGGAATTTGGATCATGATAACGACATCGGACATAGTTGACATTCTCTATGGTGTGTGTGCTGCCTTTGAAATGGACATATATCGCAAGGGGTACATTCCTGATGGCGTTGTAAAGTGCGAGAGAATCGTCATCTTGAGCAAGGACCAGACTCCTCAGACCTATTGGAAGAAGTCGTTCATTGAGGTCAACATCTGTGTTCCAGACATCCGGGAGGGTGTGGCTAACCTGGAGCGTCTGCAAGAACTGGAACGCAAGGCACAGCGGGTATTTGTTACCAGAACAGGAGAGTATGATTCAAGCCATTACATGTATAGCGTAGAATCAATCAGCGGTGTAAATAGGGACGAAAGCATGAAGTGTCACTATGTGAACGTAAGATTATTATTT